ATTAGGGAACGCGCTGGGCGCATACAGGAAAAGTTACAAGCAGCAGTAAAAAAGGGATTGAAGAGGGCGGGGCTATGACAGACCGAGAGTTTTGGCTTGCGATTAGAGCGGCTTTAAAAGCTATGGTTGCAGCCATTGAACGCAAATATCTGGATAAGAAGCCAGAATTAATCGACATACAAAAAGATGATAGTAGTATATCGGTTAGTACAGTAAAAAATGGTGTATAATTAGACACAGTGGATAATAACGCAATAAGACAAGGCTCTGGCATGGTCTTATTGTAAGGCGAGCAAACGCTATTGAGCGGTGGCTTGCGGGATAAAACCCGTGAGCACCGCTTTTTTGTTTGTAGGGAGGAAATGTAATGCCAACACCGAACGCGGGGGAAAGCAGAGAGGATTTCGTTAGCCGCTGTATCCCAATGGTCATGCACGATGGCAGCGCCGAAAACCAAGATATGGCCGTTGCCATGTGCAACAGCATGTGGGAGGGGAAGTCCCTGAATGAGGAAACCCTGGTGTACTTTGGTGAGGCAGTCAAAGCCCTGGGGGATGGCAAAATCGGCGGCTACCTGGTGCGCTTTACTACGGACAAAGACCCTGATCTAACAGGCGAGTTCTTTACTAAAGATACCGATTTCGGTGATGCTGAAACCGGGACGGTTTATTTCGAGCATGGCCTTGATCCGGTATTGAGTAAGCGCGTACTGGGCAAAGCGATACACAAGACGGATGATTTCGGGATTTGGGCAGAGACCCAATTGAAGAGGCGGGATAAATACGAGCAATTTCTTTATTCCTTGGCCGAACGAGGAAAGCTCGGATGGTCGTCGGGGACATTGCCCAACCTTGTGCAACTGGAGAAGAAGGGTAAGGCAACCTGGATCAAATACTGGCCGCTGGGATTGGACGATACCTTGACCATCATCCCAGCGGAGCCACGAAATACAGCAGTACCGCTCAAATCATTGAGCATTACTCCACTCGATAAATTGCCTATGGATGACGATCCGGCTGGTGACGCGACACCGGCGGCGCAAGACGGCGAGGAAATAGAGGGGAAACGAAACTTTGTCCAATTGCGGGCAAAGGCATTTTTGGAAACACTTTAGGGAGGAATCACAAATGAACCTCAAAGAGAAGTACGAAAAGTTACGATCCGAAATCAAGGCCCTGGCTGAAAAGTCCGATCTCTCCGAGGACGAGGCAAAGAAGCTCGAAAAGCTGATGGAAGAGGCGAAAGCCCACAAATCTCGGATTGAGTTATTTGAGGATATTCAGTCGACATCCCCCGTGGATGTTGAGGCCGCGATCAAGGCCGGCGTCGAAAAGGCGCTGAAGGAACTGCCCGCCGTCAAGGATGGCGTACAAGTCACCATAGACGAGGCAGACCAACCGTTTCCGGCGGGCGAGTATTTTGCAGCCGTCAAGACCGCGTACCTGTACCCCGGGAACGAGGATCCGCGCCTGCGCCCACTGAAGGCCACTGGCCTTTCGGAGGGCGTGCCTGCTGATGGCGGCTATCTACTGGCGCCGCAGGTCGCAAGCGGGATCATCGAGCGGATGTATAAGGCTGGCGAGGTTTTGCAGCGTGTCGCCGCTGATGAGATCGGGCCGAACTCCAACTCCATGCTGTATAACGCGGTGAACGAAACCAGCCGGGCCACTGGCTCGCGTTGGGGTGGGCTGCGTGGCTACTGGGTTGCCGAGGCCGGTACTATCACGGCAAGCAGGCCTGCTTTTCGCCAGATGGAATTGAAGCTCAAAAAGGTGGCAGCTCTGTGCTACGCAACGGATGAGCAACTGGCCGATACGGTCGCTTTGGCCTCCTGGCTGAACCGCACCGTTCCCGAGGAGCTCCGCTTCCAGGTTGAGGATGCGTATATCAATGGCAATGGCGCGGGTAAGCCCCTGGGCGTCATGAACTCGCCATGCCTGGTGAGTGTAACCCGTATCGATGCTAACGAGATCGATGCAACCGATATCGCCAACATGTGGTCACGGCGTTGGGCTGGGGTAAACGACTATGTCTGGTTCGCCAACTCGTCTATCTTCCCGCAGCTCATCAACCTGGTTATCGGTAACTTCCCGTTGCTGCTCCCGGTGAATGGCGGCGCGCAAGGCGATCCCTCGTTCTCGATCTATGGGAAACCATATATCGAGACGGAGTACACCGCCGCGCTCGGCACCACGGGCGATCTAATGCTGGCTTCGATGTCCCAGTATCAGACCATCCGCAAGGGTGGGGTTCAGTCGGCCTCATCCATCCACGTCCAGTTTTTGACCGATGAGACTGCTTTTCGTTTCATCTATCGGACAGATGGGCAACCGCTGTGGAACTCGGCATTGACCCCGTTTGATGCGGGCAATACCCTGTCGCCGTTTGTCGTTCTGACATCTGCGAGCTCATAAGGAATGAGGAGGTAAATAAAATGAACCCGTTTGTGCAATACGACAATATCGTCCCGCTCCTGTCTCCGCAGGATATCGCCAGCACTGTCACGACAACCGGCTATGTGGATTTGCGCAATGCTCAAAAAGCAGCTTTCCTGGTGTTGGTTGGTGCAATCACGTCTGCAACCGCGACTGACTCAGAGGTCGTTACCGTTCAGGCGGCTACCGCCGAAGGCGGAGTAGAGGCGGCAATCGCCTTTCGCTATCGTCTTTCTGGGGTTGCGGGAGCCAATACCTGGGGGGCAATCACGACTGCTGATACTACCGGTGTCACACTCGCATCTACCGATGATGATGTCAACGTGTGGATCGAGATCGACCCGGACGATTTAGCAGTCAATGATTACCGCTATGTGCGCGTGGTCCTGACCGACACGCCAGACATGACCAACTTTTTGACTTCCGTGATTGCGTTTATCCAGCCACGCTACAAGCAGGCGACGCATATCTCGGCAACGGCTTCCGCTTCTGCGTAGCTGTGAAAGGGTCGGGAGTATTGACCTGGAAAAACAATGGTTGGGAGAGGGTCTCTACCTCTCCCAACCGAAAACTGGCAATCGTGGGGAGCCATCCGGCAACACGGGAATTTGCCCCCTACGAGGATAACGAATACGAAATCTGGCTCTTTAACGAGAGCCCGCAAAAACCCGAGGTGTATCGCCGTTGGGATGCCTCTTTCCAGATGCACCAGGCCGAAGTTTACTCGTCTGAGGAAAACTGGGTAAATAAGGACCACTGGAAATGGCTGCAGCAGAACCACGGCTCAGGTAAGCGGATATGGATGATCGAGCGGGATGAGCGCGTACCCAACTCGGTACGCTATCCGCTAGAGAAAGTGCTCAAACTCGTCCCATACCGCTACCTGAGAAGCACCCCGGCGCTGGCGCTGGCATTGGCAATCCATTTGGGCTATGAAGACATCGCCCTATATGGGAGCGAGTTGACCAGCGGAACTGAATATCACTACCAGGCCATCAACTATGCGTTCTGGATCGGCTTCGCGCACGGGCGCGGGGTAAATCTGGATTTGCAATGCTGGCATTCTGAGTTTTGGCAGCCCATCTATGGATACGAGGGGGAATTGCAAATCTCCAAATCGTATTACGAGGGACGGATTACTGAGCTCGGCACCCCGGCGCGCCTGAACAAACAGGCGATGGAAAGGGTACAAAGGCGGCTTGATGAGGCAATGCTTGAAAACGATTATGAGAAGGTGGGAGCATTATCTCTGAACCTGGAAGAGCTTGCCAAAAAGGCGGGCGAGGCGACGGGCGCGTTGGGAGAGGCGGAACGCTATCTGGCGCGCACTAATCAAATCAGCCGCCAGGAATATGAGCGGGTTTCCGCGCAGGCGCAGGTTGATGGCGACAAGCTGAAAGGCGATATGCACCACTCGGGAGGAAAATGCGAGTACGTATGGAATGTTTGGATGCAGACCGGGCAGGTCGCCGCGCTGAACCAGCTCAGGGCGTTTTTGAAGGAAAAAACGGATCAGGCATTCGAGATGGGTAAAAGGTTGGGGGTTATGCGTGAGAACTTCCAGTATATCCACGAATATGATGATCGCATGACCGCCGCGGGCGGGCAACGGGCCAAATATCAGGCAACGAAGGTAAACCAATGAAGTTCATCCTGGACACCGATTACCCCGTAGCCCTGGATAGCCCCGATCATATCGAGCCGCGCAGCACGGCGCGAGATAACAGCGTCAATCTGAAATTCAACGTCAAGCTGCGCCAATTGTTCACCGGCTACAAAGCCAGCGTGCTCGATTTTGGTTGTGCAGGTGGTGGAATGGTCAAGAGCTTAATCGAAGAGGGGCATGTCGTGGTGGGATTGGAAGGCTCTGATTATAACCCGCTACACCAGCGCGCAGAATGGGCGACTATCTCAGAATCGCTGTTTACCTGTGATGTCACCAAGCCATTTATTCTGCATGTTGGGAATGGCCTGCCCTATCAATTCGATGTAGTCACGGCCTGGGAGTTCTTCGAGCATATCAGGGAAGAGGATATGCCGGGATTGTTCGACAATATTCGCAACCACTTAAAACAAGGTGGGCTGTTGATTGGCTCCATCTGCAAATCACCATCTATATGGGACAAGATCGACCATCATCAGACAAAAATGCCCTGGGAATGGTGGGAGCACCTGTTCAACTATATGGGGTTTTCACGGCGACCGGATTTTGAGGCAATTATCGGAAAGGATTGGGTGCGCTCTGTGCACTTCAATTTCGTTATGCAAGAGCACGGGATAGCAGCTTACCAGATATTGAATCCAAAGACCGCTGAGAGGCTGGACGCACTGGTGGCGTAATGGGAGCGAGGTCAGGAGAAAGGACAATGGTGGACAAGATGACAGGTGGAAATTTACAGGTGAGGGCAATCCGCCACTCGCTCCCCCTGTGTGAAAGGGTGGGAATATGAGCATCATCAATGGCTATTGTTCGTTGCCCGATTTCAAGCTGTATCTATCTGGTTCGGGTGGCTCGCCAGACATAGACCTGTTCGACGACGCGGTAATAGAGGGCATGATCGAGACGGCCTCCCGGCGCTTTGACGCGCTATGCAGCCGTATGTTTTATCCGCACGTCAAAACGCTCAGCTACGATGTGCCTGGAGATAGTTACCTGTGGTTTAGCGATGACCTGCTGGAGTTATTGACGCTGACCAATGGCGATGACACTGCGATTGCCAGCACGGAATATGTATTGCTGCCACAGAGCGAATATCCCAAATACATGCTCAAATTGCGGGATGTGTCCTCGATCCTGTTTGTTGCTTCCGCTTCGGCTGACGCGGAGCAGGTTATCGACGTGCTAGGGATATGGGGATATCGCGAGGATTACGCCAATCGCGGTTTTGTCAGCCTTACCACCATCAACGAGGGAGCGCAGCTCAGCGCGTCAGACCTGACTATTACCATGACCAGTGCGGCCAATTGCTATGCCGGGCAACTGATCAGAATCGAGAATGAATTGATGATCGTTGCCAGCGTGAGCGGCAATGATGTAACGGTTGTGGCCAGGGGGGAGAATGGCAGCACCGCTGTGGTACATAACGATGGGACCGCGGTCAGGGGATATAACCATCACGATGATATCCAGCAAGTGACGCTGGAAATCGCCCGGATGCTGTACCGAAGTCGCTACGGGGAGAACGTAGAAACCACGGCCATCACCACCCCGGCTGGTGTAATCGTCACCCCGCGCAGCCTTCCGGTTTGGGCGAATGAGATCATCAACAGATACAAGAGGCGGATCTGATGGCGCTTCAAATTGTCGAGGTTACAAATAGCATCGGGGCGCTGCAAGTGTCTGGCGTGAGGATACTCGATCTGGATGAGATCCCCTCAAGCGGGGTATTGAGAGCGCCGGTGCTGTTCCCTGAACCGCTTGGATTTATCACTGATTTCGAGTTGGAGCGCAACAGCTTCGGCGGTGGGAGCGTGGCGCTACAGACGGCGCGCTATAACCTGAACTATACGTTTTTGTTTGCGCCAATCGGCACCGGGCGTACTGGCCTGGATATGTATGACGAAATGGTCACAAAAGCAGTGGCGATCCTGGATGCGGTAATAGCGATCGACACCTTCAGCGGGGGAGTGGATATCGTGCCTCTCAGCCCCCTGGAGTTTGGCCCGGTCCCGGATCCGGCTGGCAACCAGTTTTTAGGCTGCCGCTTTGTGTTTAGAGTAACGGAATTTGTAAATTAGGGCGGTGAAATATGGCAACTGGCAGGACACTAGAAAAATGGACAAGGTTTTATGTTGGCGGATATGATCTCAGCGGCTTTGGGCGCTCGGTTGGTCCGTTGCTGATCGAGCAGGATGAGGCCGACTTGACCGCCTGGACAGATACCGTAAAGGGCTATCTCGGGAACCATGTGCAATGCAATCTGGGTGTGCTGAATGCGATTTTCGACAATACGGCAACCACGGGGTTGCACGCAGTATTGGGCACAGTTCCCAATAACCGCACGGTCATCGTCGCCAAAGGCATCCGGGCCGCGCCCGCGGCTGGCGACCCCGCATTTTGCGGCGAGTTTCTGCAATCCGCCTACCGCCTGGAAGATGACGGCGGGGCGGTAGTAGCAAGTATCCCATTCAGCGGATGGCC